TTAGTGGGTCGCTAGAAAACGGCCCGTTTTTATTAGTCATCAAACGATGCCCCGGTTCTGGTAATCACAAAGTCCAGAGCAATGAACTCGATGGCCCTAGTCGGCTTCAAGAATACCTTCGCATACATGATGTTTCGATCAATTAGCTCGGGTGTCGTAGTCGTCTGGTCCAGTACCACTCGGTACTCTTGCAGTCCAAATCTGGATTGTACAGATTTGAGGAGTGGTGTCACTTGCGCAAGGAAGCGATCCCAGGTCACCTGAACATTCGGATCAAACAGAATGGTCGTGGCAATTCTGGAAATTTGCTTCTTGAGGAAGATGAGCAGTCGACGCACATTGACCCGGTCTAGGGCTGAGGGCGTTGCTTGCAACGTCTTCTGACCGAAGATCACAATTCCCTCGTTGGGGAAGCTTGCGATTGGGTTAATATTTACCTCGTAAAGATTATCTCTCTGCTTGCTTGACAGCTTCTCGATGACACCCACGACCGGGATTCCTGCGGAACCCTGTGTGAGACCACCACGGTTGAAGCCTGCCGGTGCAAACCACAGTTCTGAGCGCCTTGCGGAAGACGCGTAGGTCCCCACGGCAGCTACTGACGGTGGCATCCAGAGACGCACTCCGGTGAGTGAGTCAACAGCCTGGATCCATGGATAGTAACAAGCTCCGTAGCTGTTGTTTAGTGCGCGGGCCTTAATATTGGCTACAACAGTGGCTGAGGAGCCGCCGCGAGTAGCGAAACTATCAGTATTCTCGTAGGAAGAAGTATAGCCTCCTTCAAGATCGATAACTGCTAGTGTATCGGCTCGTTCCTCTGCGACTGTTAAGGCATGATTGGTAATACCAATGTTTGTAATACCGGGGACCGTCAATAAATTAGTGTCAACCACTTCTGTGTCGGCTATTGTATTAATGGCCTTCTTGACAGTATAGAACATTGCGTTATCCTTTTCGGCCGGAGTAGTGCCCGCTGCGCCCACGCCGCGAGACGTGTTGCTAAACGGTTCAGCCTCCGTAATTTCTAAGCCATCGAATCCGCCGAATAGCGGCACTGTAAAGCGATCATAACCGAGGCTAAGAACCTCTTCATAGGAACTACTAAGCGCAGTTATGGAGGTTCCCGCTGCGCGGGCTCCTAGTTGCTTTCGGGTGCCCGAACCTACTACTACGGTACCTGCTGCGTCGTAGGCGAAGTTGCCGCTCGCCTGCATATGCAGCATCGCAGAGCCGCTATGCCCGGCGAAACCATTGGTTGTATCATAAGTGAGATCATCCAAAGAGAAGCCCGGTCCTCTTTCCGAGAAACCACTGGGACTCGTTCGCTGGCCGCTAAAATCAGCAGGCACCATGCGAAGGTGCTCCCGAACCGAGGGCTCAAAGACTATGGAGGTGCGCGATTTGGTGGTTGTGAAACCCCAATAGGCATTCGTGCCGTCCGTAAGACCACCGTCCGAACTTGAAACTCGTACCGGCAGAATGGGGTACTGGAAACTGGCCGTGAGGCCGTTGCTCGAGGAGGCGCCGCCGTTCAGTGTCGTAAATAGCCTAGGCCACAGCGGGTTCGAGGCCGCTCTCGAGCCGTCGGCGGCATCGGCGCGCCAGGAAGACGGTCCGATATTATAAATACTGCCCGAGCCCACAGCAAAAACATTGGCATCAACCACGAGTTCGTCTTCGGGCATACCGTTGCCGAGGCCTCCGGTTAAGGATAAATCAAGGAAGTTCTTGCTTCCCGATGTAAAATTAAACCCTCTCCACTTTGGAATGCCCTTGTAGCCGAAAGGTAACAAGTGCTCCGGAGAGCCTCTCCAACTAAGCATGTCAACACGGATATACTTAGACTGATTGGGATACTCACCATAGTCGCGATACTTGCGAAGCGTCGTATCCCAAACACTGAACATATCGCCGACCTTGCGGGCAATATAATTGGGCGAATTGGGATTCAGATTAAGATTGTTAAACTGCTCGAGAATTTGTGGATTGGTATCCACATCGCTCAGCTTGCGTACTTGTAATCCAAAGGTTCCATAAGGTTCATAATCTGGACTCGGGCTCACCTTAACGTCGACAATCGAAATCTTGACATTATTTTGTAACCACTCCGCGGAATCGAGAGCAACAACAGAGAACAACTCCTGAGTCGTAGTATTAACATTAAAGGAGCCGCTAGCGTCGCCGTCGTCCTGTGCAATAATCGGTGGTGTCTGAGGCTTCTGATATCCTATCTTAAAATCGCTGGCGCGATTGGATGAGCCAGAGCCCAGTCCCACTAAAACGCCGAAATGTATCGCCGATCCTCCATAACTGGGGAAATTCTCTCGGACATTTCTATCAAACGTTTCACCAAGCCAATAAAGTTCCTGATTCGCACTGGGAGTAATGTTGGTATTCGTCAGCTGAGGATTGGTATTAAAGACTTTACGAATGTAGCGACCACTCGAACGATCAAAATTGAAGGTCGAAGCAATCTGCGTTGTGCCGGAGCTATTCGCGATCACGATTTTGAATTCTTGGGAGCCGGCGTTAGATACAGTTTGTAAAAACATGCCAGTACCCTGTGACGCAGAGGACGCAGCGAGTGTTCCGCTGCTCATTCCGTCGCCCGCCAACTGCACGCTGGCTGACTCGTTTACATAGAATACCGCCGCAAGAGTGCCCGACACGTGATGGGCGTCGCTTCCAGGCGCCTGGGCGCCGGCGTCGGCCGAGGCTGAATTAAACATAAAGAGGCCGTAGACGCCATTGCCATCGCTTGTGTTGAGAACTGGAATGCGCCACCCAGCCTTACCTGTGTTCGTAGTGGCGGAGGGATCTTGATCGCCCAGAAGCCTCACAAAGTTAATAGGGCCGTCGTTGGCCAAGTAGGCCTGCGCTGCATATGCCGCGTAGGTAGGAGCAGAGTAGTTTCCTTCTGCCCAAACGTCGCCGCCTTTTCCGCCAGGGATGGGGTTGCCAAAGGTTTCTACAAATTCGTTAAAGGAATTAATAGTTACTGGCTTAAGGGCCGGGCCTCGCGCGGCTCGGCCGATGATGGCAGGCCCAGGTCTGACCACCGGAGCCCGGGGGGTTTGGGACCGATCAATTTCATTAATAAAAACGCCGGGGGAAACAAATCTAAATCTATCTACTGACATTGCGTAGCATCTCCTTATTCATGAAAAATTAAATAGTTAATTTTCTACAAGTTTTCATAAATAAATAGTAAAGCCAATTTGGAAACTCCTACTATTCTCTATAAAAGCCGCGTTCTCCTAAATATTCGTCTATATCACCCACGATCGTACGCTCACGAGGAATTTTAACCGCCACTGCGTTCTCTCTGATTACCACCTTGGGTTGTTTGGCGTTGGGGCCGTCGCCAATGAGATATCCAAGGACATCGAGGGTTATAATCGTTTCATAATTTCGGGCCTCCATTTGAAGCCCTGAGCTGTTGGAATTATTAGCAAAATTACCATTAATAAAGGCCTCAAATTGATGGCCGTCGCGCTCCAACGGGTGGGGCATACTGTTTAAGCCTCCTTGTCGTAACAAGGGGGTAACCAAGTCGTTCATTTGCTGCTGATATTCTGTTCTCAAACTGATCTCATAGGTGACCGTTACCCATACCGGAATCGGAATGGTAATGGTCTCATAAACGACCTTTTTATTCGAAATCCCGGGGAACGTATTTTGAGCATTCCCTATGCCCGCGATAGTGCCATCAACAAACTTGCGTCGTGACATGTTATTCTGAAACTCTGCGGTCTTTTTTTGATTAATACGTCTCGCAATCGTAATGGACCCCCCTTGGGGATCATTTGCGTCAGGAATATTAGCATACGGAATGACGCGCTTGCTAATATCCTTGGTGGCGTTCTTTCTTTCGAGAGTAATAACAGGAAATATTAAGGTCTCATCCTTGTCTCGGAGATCCTTGTTCGCCTTGAGTTGAAAGGCGCGCTCACTGGATGCCCAGATAATAGGTGTCTTTTGGAAACCCCTATTGGATGTAGTTCCAAGATTCATTCTCTCGTTCAGATAATCATAAACCGCAAAATCTATGGTTTCCAGAGTGCACGACATGAATTCTATCTCTTGCAAGATAAAGGGATCCCGGACACCAGTGCCCTCGTCCAGGGCGGGTAGGCGCACTTGCTCCTCGGTCTCAGTTGATTGGTTACGCGACATGGAAATTTCCCTTTCGTGCCTTTCTGCACTCTGCACTCGTTTGGAACTGATGATAAACCTGGCCAAAATAGTAGCGGGTATCATCATAGAGGCGCATTATTTCATAGAAGGTATCCCCGTATTGTAGAAAATCACCCACCCGAACTTCCAAATTTTGATCGGCCGTCAAGCGCTTGTAATGAAAGTGAACCGAAAGGGTGGTTTTATATTCATATGAATATTTATCATTTGTTTGTTCACTCTCCACCTGGACATACGCATAAACCCGAACAGGAGGCAAGCATATCTTATTAATGGATTCTCCATACAAAGGATGAAAGTTGGTCTTATCTTCGTCCACTGGATAATACACGACGGTCTGGCCAATGACTCGCTCGGCCAGTTCATCGTTAACCTGCTTAACTAAGTTTCGCTCCTTCTCTCCAAAAAACATTGGAGGAGGAGGCGCGTCAGGTTGCTTCCATTTGTTATCCGGGTCGCCCATTTATCTACCCTACGTAGATGCCGGTGGGTATATCGCCCAAAATACTTTCAACATTAGTGCTTAAACTAGCATCCTTCTCCGATAGAGTAACGTAGGTGAGCTCGTCTAAGGTAGTTTTAAGCTCTTCCCGAAGACCATCCTGTTCTGCTTTGGCTTGGTTTAGCAGATCGGCTGAGTTTAGGTTTACAGACTCACCAGGGATAGGAATTGTAGCAAACTTGCCGCGGACCTGGCCCAGCATTTCCTTCGCCAGGGCCAAAGAAAACCTACGAATCCACTGCTTACCAATTGAGTTAATGCTGGTATACGCGATGTTCTGAAAGGGGAGCGTATTCATGTTATTAATGCCCTTCACAGAAGAAGCTGCGGAGCCCGAGGCTTCCCATGGGTCACTCTCTACTGTGAACTGAAACCACATTTTGCTAGGTGTAATGCCTCCCTGCGGCTGTGGGTAAATACGCAATTTATTATCCTTAATCTCATAGGACCAATGTGAGACGCGTGTATTGAGGGCGTCCTCGTAGGCCATTGACTGTAATTTGTTTTGCCATACCGGAACGATGTCAAAGGTGGAATCGTCTGCATATTGACCATAGGTGCGGAGGTTACCGACAACACTAAATCCACCATAATATCCATAAAATCGCCACATGGCTTGCGGAGTCTTATAAAAGACTTTGCGGATGATAATTCTTTTATTCTTTACTTTACCAAAATATTCCACGGTGGCATCCGTTGCTGCGGAAGACGAAATAATTGTCTGCAAATCATAATCTTGTTGTCCGCTAACCACTCCGAACGATCCCGAATAAATCGGTTCAATTCCACCAACATCGCTTTCGGTGCTGGTCTTGTCCCCTACACGGCGGGCATATCCGTAGTCATATTTGGGATAACGGAGTTCTATCTGCGAGCCAGACAAGGAATCACCAGATTTTATTTGTCCGTCTTGATCAAAAGATGCTGTGGTGTGTCCCAAAAAACTTGAAAGAGAATTCTTGGACTGGTGAACATTTACAATGTAAGAGTATTCTAGGACCGCTTCTTCGTAGGCTGCATAAATGTTGCCCGGAGTAAGTTCGATATCTAAAATATCTCCTCCTAATTTTTTATAGGTATATGCTACCTGATCAACTGCTCCCGAAATGAATTCTGCGGAGGTGGCATAGATGCCGAAGGGGAGCGTTGCTGCCACCGCTCCTGTGGAGCCTGTGCTAGGAAGCACATTGATATTAGTGGTGGATGCGGGATTTAATTTTGGCACTGCCATGGACTGACCCTCTGTTTTTAAGTAGTACTACTATCCTAAATAGAAAGCCCCGACTCATAGAGCCGGGGCTTTCACATTTATTTACCCAATTATGGATTAGCTAAGATTAGCCAATGGTCATATCAGCGATAATAACCAAACCATACATGTCGGGACGCACCATCTTCTTCGCGTACCGAGTCATCACGCCCTTGCGAGGCACGAAGTCTTCCGGTCCGAAGATCGTGGGGGTAGTCTGTAGCGGTACGTACGGAGCGTACACATATCCACTTTCGAGGAAACTACCTCCCTTACGGCCCACGAGCACTACACTGCGTAGGAAGTAAGGATCGACATAGATGTCCCACTTCTTGGAAAGGCTACCAACCTTGACGGCTCCTGCGGTTCCTTTGTCGGAATCAACGGAGACGTTGGCACGGAATCCGGCCGTGAACTCAAGAATGTTGGCAACTTCAGGTCCGCAGACGATGAAGTTAGCACCACCCCGTAGAGTCTTACGGTGGATGTTCGCAGAGACATCATTGATTGTCTCAATGAGGGTCTCGTACCACTCGGACACATTGCCCGTAAAGTCGGGAGCGCCAGAGGCGCCTACCTCCAAGCCGGTAACACGGTCCAGGAACTTGCCAGGAGCGCGCGACCAGAAACGAGTAGCAGCACTGCCACCGTTAACGAGGTCACCTAGGATCTCGCGATCAATTTCAAGAGCGATCTGCTCAGATAGAATCTGAGTAAGCTCGACCTCGGCGTCAAGGTTGTGATAGGCATTTAGATCCTGTCCCAACTCTGGCGTCCACTTGGCCTTGAGCTTCTTGGTGACTGCCGTGACAGCAATCGAATCGATCTTGATGTCGATTTCGGGGATTTGAGCTTCATTTTCCAGTCCCCACTCTGGCTGGCCAATAATTGCACCAAGTGCCGAAGCGTTGGTGAAATCATCCGTCTGAGCCCACGAAACGGTGGTCAAACTAGAAGTAAGAGCACCGAGAACCTGAGATGAAAGCTCAGCAGGAAGGTGTGCACCACCCCCGTCGCTGCCTGTACTTACAAAGACTGCCTTAACACGAGGAGTCCCAGAACCACTAACCTGCTCAGTGTGGCGACGAATAAGTCGCGCGCAAGCAACGCCAGCGCCAGTGCCAGCCGTGGCAGTAGTCATTAGAACACCGTCACCTCCGGAACTAGAAACGTTAAACGACCATGGACCATCCAGATTAACCTGGTCAAGTCCGCTTTGCAGTACTGTAACCTCGGCAACCAAAGTGGAGCCAGAGGTAAAGTCGGCATCAAAATCAACCGCCTTCATTAGAACAGAAGCAGAAGCCTCTGCACTGCCAAATCGGCCATAGGGGCCACCTTGCGGCGTCAGCGTAATAGCATCAGCAGTGGAAGATCCGGTCGGTGAGGAATAACCACTGTTTAGATTATACGGACCGCCGGCCAGGCCGACGCCGTACTCATTTAGATCCACACCACCGGTGATCTCACTACCAACCACATTGCCACCGTAGAACGATGAACTAATCTTGTATGCCAAGCGGTCCTGAGTGATGGGGAACCCACCAGCTTCCGCGCTTACAGTGAAGTCGAGGAAGAAAATCAGGCCAGAGGGCAAACTCATGGGCTGGACGCTAACTAGATCGTTAGCAATTAGGTTGCCGAATACACGACGAACCAGGGGAAATGCGACAGCCGCAAAACCCTCAACGTCTCCACCCGCCATGGACGAAGACTCTCGGAGTAGCTCTTTTGCCTGGTTCTCAAGCAAAGATGCCATTCCATTTCGAAGTTGATCTCCTTCGAGACCCTCAAGAAGACCGGTCTGTTCCCATTTTGCAATAAGAGCATCCCCCTCCTTAGAAAGATCGCGATTGATAATCCCTTCGGTTAACTTTTCAACAATAGACATTTTTTTGTAACCTCCTAAAAATTATTGTTTTAATCCTGCCAAACGTAACATTCGATCCATATTAGGATCAACAGTAGTAGAAGCAGTATTGCCTCTATTTGTACTTAGAAGCATCGTAGTAGTTGGTCGACTAACAACTTCGCGAAGTGATTCTGTACGGCGAGTCTGACGACCGCCCACTGCGCTTTGAAGTGTTTCAAACAACATCTTCGTCTCTTCTACTGAACTGGCGTTACGAACAGCTTCGACAATATTTTCTTTTTGTCGCTCATTCAAGGAGGCGCTATTCAAAGCCTTATTTTGATATAGAAGTTTGGCGTTTTCTAATATCAAAAGATTTAGTTGGCCCTTTGCTTCGCTGAGCAAGGACTTTAATTCGGTTGCATCGGATTCTAGTTCAACGACGCGTGATTCGTATAATTTGAGGTAATCTTCTTGTTCCTCGGTCACCTCTTCCGATTGTGCCGCGGCGGCGTCTTCCTCAGCGGCCGCCTCTGCAACATGTGCTTGGGTATCGGCGCTCGCAACGGAGGCCCAGCCTCCCAGGCGCGCGGCTACGTCCACCGTAAGCTCTTCGGCAATGGCATCAATAAGTTCATCAGAAACTTCGACCTCTTCTGCTAGGGGAGGAGCTTCGGGCATATCCATAGCGCCCATCTCCGGTGCTGCGTCTGTGGCGGGAGTGGCCATGGGCTCTCCTCCGAAAAGTTCCGCGGCAGTTTCCTCTGATCCCATAAGTTCAGAAGCCTCGGGCTCAATACCTTCTTCTTCGTCGGCATGCAGACGAGCTTTCAAATCGTCAAAATCAATTTCGATTAGCTCCTCTTCTGCTGGACCTTCGATCTCCGCGTTCTCATGAGCCAAAGGCACCTCCTCTATAAAAGAAGCATTAGCTCCCCCCGGGAAATCCTGTTCAAGTAGCGAGTCCATCGCACTTTTGACATCTGTGGAATATTTTTCTAATACGGCGGTTTCAGCATTTTTAAGAGCCGCCTCTTTAAGGGCGCCAGCATCAATAATAGCTTGTTCGAGCAACGAAGACATAAATTTACTCCAAGTTCTGATATGTAATCATCTTAATTAGTGAGAAACTCTAACAAAAGACGATTTTTATGCTCTATCATGTAGCCATGGTGAAAGGGCTACCCATCGGTTGCGCGCATATCCATAAAAACGTCCTTCGTCTTCATTATAGATTAGCATTCCGTTAACGGGGCCCTCTACATCGTCTATGGAGCGTTGCGGTAAGATTAAAGAGTGGGTAATATTAGCTTCGCACAACTCTATTTCATCATTTAAATTAATTACGAGCTCATTTTCGAGCTCCGCCACATTTAAGTTGGGACCCGGAGTAACGGTTCTAAAATTCATCGTGACCATTCGAGGAGAAGATGAAATATTTTTATAAATATGGGCGCCCCCACCGAGGTTGGTGCCATTATTAACAAAATCAAACAAGGAACCATTATGGCTCGGAATCAAAGAGAAAAGCCCCTTTAAGGGAATTTTGGCAATGCCGCTGGGCGTATTGGGTTGGTGGACCACCACCATATCATTATCATATGCAATGTTGTTTCTCTCTATGGTTGAGGCATCAACTCGCAGCCCATCTCTTTTTAAGGATAGTCCGGACCGGTCTCCCAGTTGCAGTGTTAGCCCCTTCTTTTCAGCACGTAATCCGTGCCCTGTCTTAAGTTTCCCAAGAGGCAAGTCTCCATCAATATTGTCGAATGTCAAGCTGTGGATACTCGAGCCATCTCCGATAAGTTTACCGGCTATTTGTGTTGCGCGTAACGAGCCATCAATCACCAAGCTTTCTTCAATAAAAGTGATGTTTGGACACGCTTCAATTGTGGTAGTGCCCGACGCCAACAAAAGCCGACGAGGCGCATTATTATTAATTTGCGTAACCGCCGTGTTTTGTAGCTCGGTCCCGTCTTCTAGTATAAAAGCCGGCGCTATTATGTTTTGAGCAAATGTTTTTTTGCCCTCGATGGTCTGCTCTGATTTAATATCGCATATGTATGCGCCGTTCATCGCCATTTTGTTCTCCTATCCTGGGCCCTGAGATCTATTATCTACAAGAATAAACCAATTGCCACCAGTACTAACTACTGTTACGCTCTGCGGCACCCAGCCATCTATATCAATCGAGTCTGAATCATTATCTAAATTGGGGCCCTGAAATTGCCCTCCCGATCCGGTAATGGTAAGGGCCGCGGTCTCGTGCTGGTTGTGGCTTATAATGTGATATGTTCTTCCCGTGATTCCGCTGACGTCTGGGAGAGTAAAGGTGGCAGCCCCATCTCCGGTATAATCTACTATATAATGAGTTTCATTAAAGGTGATATTTCCGGTGGTTTGAGTATAGTTTCCGGCCTGGGAGCCGCTAACTTCAAAAGTAGAAGTGGGCGAAGAGGTGCCGATGCCTACACGGTTTGAACCAGTGGCGAACAACACCGTCGATGCGTTACTTCCGCCGGTCGTATCAACTCGTAACAGAGCTTGGTCGTCTGATGACGAAAGGTGAAGGAGAGCTTTGGGGTGAGCACTGGCAGCAATACCAACGCCGGAGCCGATACCCACATATCCTAGGTAGCCTGGCTGATCCGATATTACAAAACGATAGCCGCCTGTGCCACCAGTAGTATTGTCGTGGATTATAAACCCATAAGAGTCGGATCCAATAGCGTAAGCACGGTGATTCGTGGCGTTGAACTGCATAGTTGCACTAGTTGAATCTTCGATGTCTAGTGCCTTGCTGGGGTTTGATGTTCCGATACCAAGACGATTGTTTGCTTCGTTCCAATAAAGTTGAGCGGTGGCGCCTGCAGAGCCTTCATCATTAAACTGAATCTGCATGTTGGAGCCCGCGGGCGATGCGGTGGCTGTGATTCCAGAAAGACCGGAGCCGTCGCCATAGAATCCCGACGCTGAAATGTTCAGAGACGAGCTGACTGCGCCGGAGCCGGAAATTACAAGACACGATTTTCCGCCGGCAACAAATCCAATTGCATCTTCGCTCCAGTCTAAATATGTGTTCCCCTGTATATCATCTTCATTATAGATATCGCCGCGGGTAACGTTGCCTTTTGTGTATTTATAAGCCATCTTATTATAAATAGAATCTCACAGATAAAAAGAGCGGGCACCTCAAAGATGTCCACTCCCAAATTATCTTAGAACGCAAGCCATCCACTTCCGCTACTCATCAAATTAACTGATGCGTAGGGGGATTCGAGGTAAATGGTTATATCCCCATCAATAGTCTCGCTTCCATTGCCGTCAATTGTTACTGGGCTAGCCACCGACGCATCTCCGGCTCCATTCTTGATCACAAAAACCGTCCCATCTTCGATAGATGCGCCGGCTGGTAAAGTAAGAGTATTGCCAGCGCGCGCGTTGATCATATAATCACCCGCTGCCACAGTATAGTTCTCATTTTTAAACGCTACACTATAGGAGATACCGCTTTCGATCTTCGCGAAGCCTTCGATCTGAATGGTATCGGCGCCCGAATCTCCCAAGGTGACGTTTCCTGTGGCAGTGAGATCAACTACGGTGAGATCATCAAATTCGGGGCTATCGCCGGTGCCAAGACCCAAACTGGTTCGCAGTGTTGCACCACTCTCATATTGGAATGCGCCCGCACCAGTCGCAACAATCATTTCTCCGTCGGCACTTGGCGCGCCAATTTCCAGATCTGCAAAAATAGCATTATTCATCTTAGCCCCGGTGATTCCGCCAGCCAAGTGAGCATTTTGAACGGAGCCGGTTGCATAAGCATTGTTTTCCAGAGAACCAGTAGCCATAGCGGCCATTGTAATTGCGCCCTGCTTGATGTGGTTGGTCCGTATAGAGCCCGTTGCATAAGCATTGTTCTGCAATGACCCGGTCGCCATGGCGGCCATAGTAACGGCGCCCTGTTTGATGTGATTAGCCTCGACGGATCCCGTTTTATATACATTGGCATTGGCAGACCCAGTCCCAAACATTCGTTGAATTAGTTTGTTATTTCCAATCTCCATATCCCCATCGCTCGATAGGCTGAGATCTCCAGAAATGGCCACCGATAAGAGGTCCGTCCCATCACCAACCAAAATCTGGCCGTCGGTAGCCGCATCAAAGGCCATGGCTGTGTTATCACCATCACCAACCCATAGGTATCCTCGTGTCAAGGCGCTTCCCGAGCCTCCGGAAGTAATCCCGGTAAGGTTGGAGCCGTCTCCAAAGAAGTATGAAGCACTTATATATGATGCGGTAAGATTAAGAATATTATTGATAGCCCGGGCTGAATCCAAGACCAGAGCTTTACTCGCTTCGGCGGCGCCAGCAGCTGTAATATCTAGATAATTCAACTCTGCCGCAGTCGCCGTAACCAAAGTGCTGCCGAGCACGAGTCCATTCGAACTGCCATCATGAGATGCCACCGTTAGATTGTACGCTCCGTCTACGACCGCAAGACCCCAGGTGTTCAGTGAGCCGGATGAGCTATAAATTGCTGCTTTGCTGGCTACCTTCTTGCCAGCCGCGGCGCCGTCGAGAAGATTAAGTTCCGCGGCCGTGGAGGTTACCAGTGTTCCTCCTAGTTCAAGACCATAGGAGGCCCCATCTGCGTCTTCTAAATCTAAAACTCCTCTTATTGACGACGAATTCGCTAGCTGTCCTAGCAGGACGTTGCCTGATCCCGTTAATTCTTCTTCTATTGTAATTGACCCAGAGGCTACAAAGTCGCCCCGTTGAAATTTATATGCCATTTAATATTGTCCTCCACTACTAAAAACAGCTCGCAACGTAAAGAGAGTCTCTTTACCTCACACTAAATAGATATATATATATGAAAAGAGTGGGCACCCCGAAAGATACCCACTCTTAAATTAACCAAACTTGCTTCTAGGAAGAAGTCTCCTTCATCTTATAGGACAAGCCATCCACTACCACTTACCATTACAGTAACCGCCGCATAAGGCGATTCCAAAAGGATCGTAGTGGTGCCATCAATGGTTTCGGCGCCGTTACCATCGATAGTGACAGCGGATGAAGCCGAAGCATCTCCGTCGCCATTTTTAATAACAAACACAGTTCCATCCTCAAGAGTACCCACTGCGGGAAGAGTCAACGTATTGCCCGCACCGCAGTTTATAAGATAGTCGCCGGCCGACACAGTATAGTTCTCGTTTTTATACTTAATGTTTTCATAAGCAATCCCGGAACTAATATTCAACTGGCCAGCATCAACACTAACCGTGTCTTCACCCGAGTTTCCTAGTGTAGCATTGCCAGTAACACTAAGACCAGCAAGTGTCAGAGTGTCACCAGTACCAACACCTATGCTAGTTCGCAGTGTAGCACCGCTCTCATATGCATAGGCGCCTGCGCCAGTTCCCACAATCATTTCTCCATTGCTGGAAACTGCCCCGAGTGTGTCGAGGTCTTCGAGGTTACCATCAACTGCCACGGTGACAGAACCACCGAGCGAAACGCTACCCATAGATGCCATACCAGCACCCTGTGAAAGGGTGACAGCACTATTTGACAACTTAGCATTGGCAATAGCTCCGGCCAAGTGAGCGTTCTCAAGAGAACCGGTTGCATAAGCATTGTTTTCAAGAGAACCAGTCGCCATCGACGCCATTGTAACAGCGTTATTTTTAATCATTACCGTCTCAACAGCATTGCTTGCAATTGTTACCGCACCAGCAGTCGATATCGTAACATCACCACTAATAGAAACGGAATTAACATCGGTACCGTCACCAACAAGAATTTTGGCAGAGCCCTTCGCATCAACCTGTCCAGCTTCGCCCTCGGAATCACCGATCCAGATATAACCACGAACAAGAGCCATCTCGTCCATAGAGATGTTGGTCAATGCAGAACCGTCCCCAATAAAACCACCCGCAGCAGATGCTGAAATAAACGAAGACGTAAGATTCAGAATGTTGGTAACACTCCGGTTGGCATCCAGAGACAACACCGTGCTAGCTGAGCCAGTACCGAGCGAAATCCCGTCCGAGTAGTTCAATTCAACAGCGGTTGCCGTGACCAGAGTACTTCCCAACACAAGACCATTAGATGATCCATCATGCGAAGCAATCTTTAAGTCATAAGCTCCATCAACAACTGCCAGTCCCCACGTGTTCAAAGAACCCGAGGAACTATAAATAGCAGCCTTGCTGGCCACCTTCTCGCCGACTTTGGCGCCGTCAGCAAAATTAAGTTCTGCGGCGGTAGAAGTTACCAACGTACCACCCAATTTCAAACCATAACTGGCGCCATCCGCATCAGACAAGTCCAAAGTACCGTATGCTCGGTGAACTGCGGTATTCGCTTGTCCTAAAATGTTATTGCCCGAGCCCGTTAAATCGTGTTCAACGTGAAGCGAGCCAGATGAGACCTGTAAGCCTCTCTGATATTTGTAAGCCATTATATTACCCTCCAAAGTAAAATATATGTATGTACGTATGCGCAGGAGACCCCACGCACCAGTACAATGTAGTGGCTCAGACGGTTAACAGGACTTTTTATTTGATTTTTTTTAAAGTATTTTTGAGGCCCTAAAAGGGCCACTGCGCAACTGCCTTAAATTGCTAGTAAATCCACCAAGCGTCAGTTCCGTTAGTATATATATTAATTGCACCATAGGGAGATTCGATGGCCACGATGCCCTCCCCGTCGATCGTCTGATCGGTGGAAGCCGTGATGGTTATGTTGTTGCTTCCGGCGTTTCCTGCTTCATCTTTAATGGTAAGAACGTATCCCGTATCAAAGTACGTTGCATTCAGTTCAACGCTAATAGCTTTGCTGTTACTGTCTACCCCGATAAAATGTTCCCCGACCGTGGCCGTGTGATGATCGGTAATACTTGTGCGCCCGAAACGAAGATAGGAAGCATCCCCGTAAAATGCGCTGGCCGACAAATTGCTGCTTGCCGATAGAGTGCCGCTGATAGATAACGTGTGATTAGGTGCAGTCGTCCCACCTATCAATAAGCTACTAGTTGTATAGGCGCTGGACGGACTAAGCTCAGTGAAAATACCGCCGGCGGTACCGGCGCTGGCTGTGATCCCCGTTAGTCGACTGCCGTCACCCTCAAAAAAATTAGCATTCACACCGATACTGGCTGTCACTTCGCCAGCCACCGTCAGCGCAGAGCCATCAAATGTTAGATTAGCTTCCCCATTGACTGTTGATCCGGCAGCATTCGCAAATGTGACTAGCCGGGTGGCGCCGCCGTTTGTTACATAGTTGGGGCCTGGCGTGTTTATTAATTCGCGGCCATCGCCGGCAAAGGTGCCCGTTAGGGCGATACTGCTGGATGGAACTCGGTAGATAGATCCTGTAAGTAAATTATATGCCATCTGGTCTGCATACCTTTATCACATTCTATGCTACGAACCATTTATTTACACCGTCCGAGTACAATGTAAAGCTGCCCTGGTTCGAGCCGTACATCTCATAGGTTGTTTGCCCGTCGACTAATTCACCGCCCGTTCCCGACGTCGTAATCTTATCGTCTGCTGCGCGGGCCGTTCCTGCGTCATAATACTCATCCTTCACAATTAAAAGTCTTCCGGCGCCCATCGAAGCGGCCGTCGGCAGCGTCAAGGTAACCGCGGCAGAACTGGAAATTCCTACAATATAATCTTTTAACTCGACTGTATAAGCACTCGTTACGAGTTTTGTATAGTGTACTGCAACGCTGCCGCTTATATGAAGGCTGGCAGACGGCGGCACAGGCACCGAAGAGGTGCCATAGACAGGCAGGCCAATCCCTACGCGTCCGGAACTAGTTACAAACATCACTGGGGCACCATATTGACCCACAGTGCCCCCCGTTAAACTCGAACTTACAGAGATACTACCGGTAAATTCATGAAGATCGTTAAGCGTATCACCAAAGATGGTGTTGCCGCTCGAAGAAAGGTAAGAAATGGTTTGGTGGGTTATATTAACAACATCTACCGCGTCTGCATAGATGGTGCCGCTAACGTCGAGGTTGCCCGACACCTTCAAAGATCGTACGGGTCCTCCATACGACCAGCTAAGATAACTACTGCCGCTTAGACCACCGGAACCCGTATGAAATTGTAGAGATCCGATCACACC